CCCCTTTGTTTGATGAGTTCCTCGGGCGGTTCAAATCCAACAAGGACCAGTTTCTCCAGTGGGTGGGGGCTCTCTTTGATCCCAAGTACTCCAGACAGCACTTTGTCTGGCTTGTCGGCTCCGGCCAGAATGGGAAGGGATCTTTTCTCAGGTTTCTCAATAAGGTCTTCGGGAAGACCTCTATCTTTCTCAACGTGCCCTCCCATGGCCAGGAGAGATTTTTTCCCTCCCGGTTGGTTGGGAAACGTTTGGGGGTCTTTGCAGATGTGACCAAACCCAAGTTCGTCAACTCTGACATATTCCTCTCTGTCACAGGTGGGGATGAGGTTCTGGTCGAGAACAAGGGCCAGGATGCCTACTCTGCTCCTATCGATACGTGCTTTGTCCTTGCCTCTAATGAGGCCCCCAACGTCAAGAACACGACAGCTTACAAGCGCAGGGCCATCATCTGTGAGGTGGACGATATCCAGGAGATGAAGTGTGAGCCCCACGAGTATGAAGACAGGCTCTGGGAAGAGGCTTCCGGGATTCTTTGGAAGGCTCTCAGGGCATGGGAAGAAGTCAGGGACACTGGAGGTCTCAACCCAGATACGGACGTCACAGAAGAGATGGCTTACGATTCGGAGGGGGACCTGGACAGGCTAGTCGAGAAACTTTTCAAGAAAGATGCAGATGGTCAGGTCACGCGCAGGCAAGTCGCAGCCGCCCTGGACAACTACAACGCCCAGGCATCCACTAGGATATTCACGACCAAAAGAGCGGTGAGGCTCGCTGTGTGTCGTATTCACGGGGCCATAGAGGGTAGACCTAGGGTAGGGAATGAAAGCCGTGAGAGAGTCCTAAAAGGTGTGTCTCTGACCACGGAAGGCAGACGTCTTGCTGAGTGCGATGCCGAAGTGGGTGAGGATGGCCGCACCAGGGAGGGGACCAAGGACTTCTAGTCAAGAGGGGACTTTTTCAATTTTAACCCCACTGACACATGAGTGCCTCTTTTTTTGGCATATGTTGTTACGTCTTCCAAAACCCTCGGAGCATTCCGGGATGGGTTCGGACGCCCTGTGTGGTAGGATGCTCGATTTTTGTGCAGCGAGCTTCGTCCTTCGAGTGTCTCCTGGATAAAAGATTTTGAACAAAGAAGGAAACAACCTGGTCAGGAGCCGCCTTTCGGCGGCGGATTTTGCTTCTTTTTAAAAAGAAGATGCACACAAATGAGGCAAAAAACGGCAAAAAACGTAGATAAAACTGGACCCGTCCAAAAAAGTGGGACCGGCAAGTGTCAAAAAGTTCAATAATATCAACAAGGTCCCAATGGTCCCAATGGTCCACTCTATAATAGAGAGGAAAAAAAATAATAATATAGAGAGGGTAAGTAAACAGGACAAGGGGTAGGAGGGTAGAAAAAGTAGGGGGTTAGGGAAATATAGTGGGACCGTGGGACCATAGGACTACCTATTGAAATTGTTAGAAAAAATCGTTACTCGCAAGTGGGACCATTTGGACCCTATGGCAAAAAAAAGTGGGACCATTGAGGTATGCTAGAAGAGTTGCCACATTATTAAGCATCATGTAGTTTTTACAATTAAAAAAAAACCGTAGTGATTTCATAACACTACGGCTAGTAACAGAGTTGTTTCGGTAACAGGGTTAAGCCAGCAATTCCTTAACCAGTTTCATAACTTTCTTTGCAGACAAGTAAACTTCAAGACCAGCTTCGAGAATAATTTCTGCTTTCTTTTCAATACCATCTAGGTTTTCAGGCAAATCGAAGGTTTGAACGAAGTATGCGACCACTTCTTTCTTCTCAGCTTCATCCAGATCAGCGAGCTCTTTGAGGACTTCGCCGTACTCGAGATTGATGAGCTCTGTGAGAATGGGGAAGGCTCCGAACAAGACACCCACATCAGAGAAGCTGACCTTGCCGTCAGCGGCGACAGATGCAGCGACCTTCGTAAACTGTCCGATGACTTCAAAACCCTTCTTGATATTGACCACGCCAAGCATTCGCAAATCCTCCTGTGTTAGTGTTGAATGCGTAAGAGAGTATACGTCACCGTCCGATTTATTAGCAATTCTGCTGTATTTAGGTGCCAACGTAACAGGAGAAAGGCGTGCCCAAGGGGAAGCCCACAGGAAAAAAGCCGACGCTCAAGAAGCGAGAGCTCGACACAAGCCAATTGAGACTCGTCAAAGAACTGGCAGGACTTGGATTCCCCAAGGATAAAATGGCCAGTGCGCTTAGGGTTTCCCTGGCAAAGTTTAACGCTCTCCTGAAAGAGGACCAAAGACTGGGCGAGGCCATCCAACAGGGTCAGCTCGAACTCCAGAAGCCTATTATGAGTGTGGGAAAAGAGATGGCCCTTTCTGGAGAAAATTGGGCCGCGACGAAATACTATATAGAGAACCACGTCACAAACCATCAGAACAAAGCTGAAGAGACTGTGAGCTACGTCACCAGAATCGACGGCGATGCAGTGATGCGAAGTAAGATGAGCGCAGAAGAAACTCTCGCTCTACTGGAAGAGGTCCAAGACGACGAGGAGAAGGATGGCAACGAAAATCTTGACTCTGCCTCCGACGCATAGTCCAAAGCAAAAACTGATTGGCAATTTCTACCGGACCCCGAACACCTCTGATTTGTGGGTGGCTTGCGGGACCAAGTTTGGAAAGACCCTGGCATCATCTTTTTGTCTGGCATCCATTTTCCCGACTCGTGCACATAGAGGCAGACGTTCCCGGTGGGTGGCCCCTATCTACACCCAGACCATGATTGGCTTTCGCTATATGCGAAAGATGCTTCCACCTGCGCCCGATGTGGAATCCACAGAAGGAAAACCGGCATACATCTTCATGGGTGGGGACAAAGACACTGCCATCGAATTCCTGCACGGACAGAACCCTGAGATTCTCGAGGGAGAAGGCCCATTCAAATACGTCATCGATGAGGCCGCAAAACAGAAAGAGGCGGTCTACCATTCCATCAAAACCACGCGGACCGCGACAAAGGCCCAGGCTCTTTGGGTCTCAACCCCGCTGGGGAAGAACTGGTTTCATGAGAGAGCCATGGAAGCCAAGGCTCAGATGAAGTGGGCCCTCAAGCACGGCAAGATTCCCAAACAGCTCTTCATCACCGCCCGGACAATCGACAACCCCTACATCGACAAGGAGCAGGTCGAAGAGGCAAGGCGAACGCTACCAGATCGCTTGTTCAGACAATACTATTTGGCAGAGTTTGTTTCTGAGTCCAACGTCTTTGGGAACTTCAGAGAATGCCTTTTCCCTTTGGTCCTTCCGGACTGGGACAAGAACGAGAGACAGAGGTGGGTGTCTGAGAATGCCCATGACAGAAAGGTCATCATCGGAGCTGACTGGGCAAAGGTCAGGGACTTCACAGTCTTCATTGCTCTTGATGTGCAGACTGGGCGCATTGTGGGGTTCGATAGGTTCAGAGGGCTGAGCTATCCGGAGGCCATAAAGCAATTATCCATCTTCGCTGGCGAGTATGAAGAGACAGTGAACGTGAGGCACGATGCGACGGGTGTCGGGATGGCAATCGAGGACTTGCTCAATCACCTGTCTTTGCCCAACGAGCCTTTTGTCTTTACCAATGAGAAGAAAAACTATGCTGTAAATTCGACCATAATGGCGATTCAGGAAAAGCAAATTGCTATTCCCATGTGGCGTCAACTCATCAGTGAGCTTGATTCTTTTGAGGTGGCCGTCACAGTGACTGGGCGCATGAGCTACAATGGTGTCGGTGAGAATGACGACACCGTCTCTGCTCTGATTCTCGCAGTTTCCTCTTACCTGGAATACAAAGGGGTCGACTTCAGTGAGCTTGGTAGTTTCGAAGAGTTTGATAAGATGCTCAAATCTATTGAGAGTGACAGCATGGAAGATGATGGAACAATGTTTGACAGATTGACGGGGGTCATCAAGTGAAATCGGCAAATGAGCTTGAGATCCTAAACTCGGCTTCTCAAAAGATTCCTGGAAAAGTAGACATCAACCCTTTTGAGCAGGATGACGAAAAGCTTCAATCTCAGGTCAACAAGTTCATCGATTTCATAGGAACCGAATCATCAACCGTTAGGTCAACTCCTTGGGCAGTGGAGTTCTCTCAACGTCTGGACCGGGTCAGTCTCAAAGCTTTGTTTAGAGATCAGAGTTGGGTCTATATCCTGACAAACAAACTCGCACGCATGGCTTCAAGCGTTGTGCCTTATGTGCACCGCGACACACCGACTTCTGATGGGACAGTGGACACAGAAATGGTCCTCGATCATCCAGTGCAGATGATTATCGACAACCCAAGCGATATTGAAAGTGCAGCGTCCTGGAGATACCGGAGCTTTGTGGAATTCTACCTGGGAGGCAACGGTGTCCTTGCGTTCTTCAAGAACACAGGAAAGTTCGTCGTCCTTCCCTTCCAGCTCATCGATATCCAGCTTGATTATGAGACAGGGGCCATTGAGTCCTATGACCTCTATGCAGATGCGTTTGAAATTGGGGTAGGAAAGCCGAGCCAGAGTTACCCGCTCGAGGATATCATCCACTTCCAGATGCCCTCTCCCTACTCAGTCTACTGGGGGCACGCTCCATTCCTATCCGCACGAAAAGAGCTGAGCTTCAACCGTTTCTCTATGGACCACATGATTGCCTACTTTGCTAAGGGTACAAAGCCTTCGCTTGTAGTCAAGACCATGCTTCCCTTTGATGATGAGAAGTTCACACGACTCCAGACGTTCTTCGAGAACGCATGGGCAGGTAGACCAAATCAGCAGAAGCTCATGATTCTTCCTAAAGGTTACGATGTTGAGCCTATATTAACAAAGCTCGCAGACAGTAGCGTAAGGGAACATTTAGAATATAACAGAGAAACAATCATCCAAACCCTAGATGTACCAAAGCACGCTCTGTCTATTCAAAGCGTTGGTTCTCTGGGGAATAAGGAAATTGAGTTCGCTATCAAGTTCCTTTGGTCAAACAGAATCATCCCTGACCTGGCCATTCGCGACGATGCTTTCACACGATTTTTTAAACAGCGTGGACTCCTTGAAGAGAACGAATACATCAAGACTGATTTGTCTCAGGTCTCTGAGCTCCAGGAGGATGAGCAAGAGAAAGCCGACCTTGCAAAGAAAAAGCTCGATTCAGGAAAGTCGGTCAATGAGGTCAGAACAGAGATTTATGAATGTGACCCCATCGAGGACAACCCCGATGCAGACACACCCTTTGTGCTTTTGAGCAAAAGCGGTCAGGCCGAACAAGGCGTCAATCTCGCACCGTTCTTCTCTGCGACTCAGCCCGAAGCTCAAAAAGAGCTCTCGGCAAAAGTGGAAGAAAATCACGAGAGCAAAGAGCTCGATGACAGGCAGGCCAAGATGGGCCGTGTCTTCATGGAGAAGAACAAAGAAAAAATTCAGAAGACCATTCAGGACATGGACGAGCACGAAGAGACCGTGTCCAAGGGAGTTCTCAAAGACACCCTCGACCTATTCGGAGATTTTGCTGAAGACACATTTAAGGAAATGGACAGTCGTTTCAAAGCGCGGTCCAAGGACAGAGCTACAGAGAGGGCACTGCTTCGCAGATACCGAAGGAGACGAGATGCCTACCTCGAGCAATACAAACAGCGCCTTCAGGACACTACTGATTTTGGTTTCTCAACCCAGGTGGACCTCGCCCCGAACGCTGATATCGCGGCTGCAATCGACGGCCTTAGAGCGGAGTCTGAATCAGACAGGCTCGAACTTCTCGAGGCCAGAGGACGAAGCACCTTTGATAGTGTCTCCGAAACCACAGCGAAAGAGATCTCAAACAAAATCGCAAAAGAGCTCGAGAAGCCAGAGGGAACTGTCCAAACAGCAAGTGCAGCCATCCGCGAGTATTTTACTGACAACGCTAGGATGCGAGCCGACAGAATTGCCCGGACAGAAACACTTACAGCGATGAGCCTTGGGCAGGCCTCTGCAATAGAGGAGACAACTGAGCTCATCCCTGACTTGAAAAAGCAGTGGATTCACACCGGGGACGTCGGGACAAACCCCGATGCTAGAGAGGCCCACTTCGGGTTCCAGCAAGCTGGTCCTATAGATGCCAAGGCAGAATTTGGCAGAGGCTTGAGTTACCCTAGAGATGTGAATGCATCTCCTAACGAAACAATTTCGTGTAGATGCACCATGGCTCTTGTCAGCCCAGAAGATTTAGATTTGACCGAGGATTTGCAAGGAGAGGAAGCATGACAGTAGCGGTTCGCAAGGCTTTTGACCTTGCTTTCAACACTAAACAACTGGGTGACGAAAGCGTCATCATCTCAGGCTATGCGAACAAAGCCATCGCCGACGATATCGGGGATCTGGTTGTTCCACAGGGAATGGACACATCCCGGTTCGACAAGAATGGCATGCTCCTCTTCAACCACGATATGGATCGTCCGGTGGGTGAAGTCATGTCTGTTCAGAAGAGAGATGATGGACTCTTCGTTGAAGCTCGCATCTCCAACAGCGATTCTACCGAAACCATCCGTATGGTCCGCGACCTCGTCAAAGAGAACATTCTCAAAACATTTTCGATTGGCTTTGACCCTGGTGAGGAGGTCAAGGAAAATGGCCTGAACGTCATCAAAACTGGCAAGCTTATCGAGGTGTCCATCGTCACGATTCCAATGAACGAAGATTCTTTGTTTCAACAGCGGTCGAAGCGCCTTGCCAAAGCTTGGGATTCACGGAGGGTCAAAGAAGTGAAGAATGTGCTTTTGGAACAAAAAGGGGCATTCCTGGCGGCTGCAATTCAGAGGCGCATCGAAGACTTGGTAGAAACAGAGGACGAAACCAAGGAACAGCTTGTTGACAAAATCGTGTCTGAGTCAGGAATGAGTGAAGATGAGATCAAAGAGATCATGACTTCGGATAAACTAGCTTCAGATTCATTTCTAGAAGCTGCGGCCCTGGTCCTCGATATGGAACTCGAGGCTCTTCGGAAACTCAACGACTCGGATAGTCAAGAAGATGACGATGACGAGAATGATGAGAGCGAAGAAAAAGGAGGCCGCCGGAAGGAAGACGAAGACGATGGTGAGACCTCTGGAGATTCAGATGACGATGGGGAGTCGGACTCTAAAGAGGGTCTGGACGGTGAAGATTCTGATGATGAAGAATCTGATGATAGTGAGAACAAAAGGAGCCCCCAGCCTGAGCCAGACGCCGAAGAACTCGCAAAGTCTCAGTTCCAAAGTTGTGTCGCTGGAAAAATACCGAAGTTCACAGAAGAAGGAATGAGCCAGGAGGAGGCCGTTGCACGAGCCTTGAAAGAATGCGAAGAGTCATCCAAATGTCGCATTGTATTGTCGAAAGAAGAGAAACAGACAGAAGTTCCCGCTGTGGGAATAGGCAACGAAGTTCCAAAGACCGAGAACGAACCAAATGAAAAAATGGATATGATGGTATCGCTTCTGGGTGCCATGCTTCAAGAGGCTAAGGCAACACGAGAGACCATGGAACGGATGATGGGAATGATGGAACAACGCGCTGATGTTGCAAATGATTCCCAAATGGGCGTAAATTCTACACAGCAACTACAGCAATCTGACGACTCGGAAGAAAAACTGTATCATGGCTACGAGGAACGTATCAAAAAGCTGGAAGCCAATTTGAGGGAGGATGTTTGAAATGGGCGAAGCAGCAAAAAACCTGGAGTCTCGCTTGTCGACTCTGGAGAAAAACTACAACACTGTTCGCTCTGAGAACGCAGAACTCAAAGAGCAAAACAGTGCATTGAAAACAGAAGCCGATGAGGCGAAAGGGAAAGTCGTTGAGCTTGAAAAAAGAAGTTCAGGATCTGCAGATGCGACTATTCACTTTGCAGGCCGTCGCTCTGACTCTGATGAGCAGCGCGCACTCAAGGCCCTCGGAACGTCTCATATCGCATCGATTTTGAGAAAGAACGTTGCTGATCCGCGTTACTTCTACATGAATCCTGACCAACGACAGGCCATGATTCAGTTGAAGCACGATATTGACTGCGCTCGCCTCTATTGCCAGGGATATGAAAAGTCGGCTCCTATGGACACAGCCGATATCGAAGACCCTGACAAGGGCTACCAACCAGTTCGAGTTAAGAACATTCTTGACAACAGTTATGCTCGTGAGATGGACCTCAAGGCCCGCTTGAAGGCGTTTGGTACAGAAGTGGCTGGAGAAGGCGCTGAGTGGATCATGACAGCCATCAGCTCTAACTACATGGAAGAGTATCGCCTACTCATCCAAGTTCCAGGTCTTTTCCGTGAGCTTCCAATGCCCACAAAGGACTTCGAGATGCCATTCCAGGATGGTAAAACTGTTGCTCGCGGTATCAATGAAGATACAGAGGCAACACCGGTCACTTTCGGAACTGGGGTGATTCAGCTCCGTTCGAAAAAGCTCGTAGAATACTACAGGCTTCCGACCGAGTTGACCGAAGATTCCATGGTGAACTTCATCTCTGTAGGTCGTCAGGAAGTTCTCGAGTCTCAGCTCAGAGCTCGTGAGCGAATCATCGTTGACGGCGACATCACAGCAACTCACATGGACTCCGATGTGACTGGTGCCGACGATGCTCGGAAACAGCACGCTGGTCTTCGAAAGGTTGCTCTGGACAACTCTGCAAATGGTGCAGTGGTCGACTTCCAGAATGGGTTCATTACTTACCCAAGACTAATCGACTTGCTCAAAGCGTCTGGAGACTTCGGTGTTCTTCCAAGTCAGTCTGGCTTCGTTGTTTCCGCACAGGGCAACGCGCAGATGCTCGAGCTGGAACAGGTTGTAACTATTGATAAATTTGGCCCTCAAGCCGTGGTTAGGTCAGGCGGCTTACCTTCTGTCCTCGGACGACCGATTGCAGTTTCCGAGTGGATGCGTGAAGACCTCAACGACCTCGGTGTTCACGACGGCGTGACAACTGACAGGACTGTCATCCACCTCGTCAACTTCCAACGGTTCATGGCTGGACGTCGTCGTCCAATCCAAATCCGTGCAGCGCGGGACCCTCGTCCTGAGCATGACCGGTTTCAAATCATCAGCTACAGCCGATGGGCTTTCGCTGGTAAGGCTCAGGGGCCAACTGAGACCTCTTCGGTTATCGGCGTAAACGTCAAGACCGGACCAAGCGCGTAAGGTCGCAAGTTACCACAACTCTGATATTCTGAAGGGGGTGATGGTATACACCATACCCCCTTTAATTTTTGAGAGGGTGACTAGTGCCAGAAATCGCAACCAGCTTTTCAAGACTGCGAGTCAATGAAGAGAACGGCGTCATTCCCATAGCCAATCGTTCAGCGGACGCAGAGCCCTATGTTGCGTGTTTCGCTGTAGTGGGCGCAGCGATTCTGAGCCGTGTTCTTGTCTCCCAGGCTGACCCTGGGTCCTCCCTGGTTGTTAGATATTTTGATGCTCCGATGAAAGATGGATTTGCAGCGGACAGAAGAGTGTTCGGAGAGCATGACCCCATTCTGGCTACGTCTGTGGACTCGGTAAACGGATTTGTGGATGCCCAAAAATTCATCGATTTCACAGGTGTCATTTACATCGAGTGCATCGTCACTGGTGGGAGCGTCGAGTTTGGAGTCCAGGTCAAATCCAGTCAGTCAGACTTTGGTCTTGAAGACGCTCAGATCAACGCGGCTTTCTCTCCCCAAGGTTTGCAGAATGAAGGAAGGCATACCGAAGTCACAATCAACGACTCAGGCTGGACTGCACTCCCATCTATTCCTCTCAACGACCGAAACGCCATCGCAGTCCAGAACTTCTCTGGCTTTGAGATGAAATACAACTATGCGACCGTAGGCTCCTATGCGGGAATGCGCATCATAGACAGAGCCAACCGTGAACTGGATATAAAGGATGACATCATCCTTTATGGTAGAGCTGAACCAGGAGCAGGATCGGTTGTGGTCGATGTTGAAGAGGTCAGCTAATGGGGATTCTTACCAGCTCGTCGAGTTCCGCGTGGATTCGTAAACAGGGGGACCTCATCGCGGCTGAAGTCAAAGAGATAGACAGCTTCAACTTCAACAACTTTCTCTCCTCGCGCTACGTTGTCAGTTTGCAGAAGCCAACAGAAAATCAAGCCCGAATGTTTGACTTATCGATTTCCCGAAAAAACAATGACGTCAAACACCAGATTTTTGCCAGGGTGGGCGATAACATTGAATACGATTTCAGTGTAACATTGAGCAGTGGAAGAGTGGTTTTGACCCTAACAAACACGGGGACAACGGCTCTCCGATTTATCTTGTACAGACTTGATTTTTAGGGGGACTAGATGTCACTTGATTTGTTTACGGTAGAAAAAGGCATGAGAATGCTCGAAGAGAACGGCGACACTGGTGTCGATCAACTCTTTGGAGCAGGTGCACCAGGAACACTCGCAGAACATGATGATGCAGCGGTTGGCTCAATTTACCAACAGACCGATGGGTCAGGACATATCTATCGAAAGAAGGAAGCCGGGGCGGGCACCGCACGGTGGGTCCGTGCAGCGGACGAGGACGATATCCTGTCCATCAATTTCCGATCTGAGCTTGTTAGAGCTGCGACCGGAGATGTGGCTCCTTTAGAAGGTGGGACCATCGACCTCGGAACGACTCCTTTCGGAGACGACGATGCTCCGACTCTCACAGGTGCAGACTTTGCCGTAGGCGAACACATTATCTTCGGTGTGGGCGGGACCCCTGTCCTTGGCCAGGTTTCCAACATTGCGACAGATGTTCTGACAATCACATATCTCGGATTCCCCGCTTTGAGTGATGGAGACAAGTTCGTTGTTCGCAACTTTATTCCTGACTCTCCTGATGACCAAGAAGCACAGGCCTTGGTCCTCTACAATGGCTCAGCAATCATCAAGCTTGGTGACGTCAACTTTGCGTTCGCTACAGGTATTGGACTGTCCTCTGGTTTCACTCCAGCGAATGGAACAATCACATCTGCAGACACCGTTGAAAGTGCAATTGAGAAGATTGTGGACAATCAAGCAGACCTCCAAACTTTTAGTGGAGTCTCACAGGGTTCTACAGACCTAGGAACGTTTCCTGGAGCGATCATCGCTGACAATGAAACGGTCAAGGGCGCTCTCGAAGATCTGGAAGGGTTCATCGAAGGGCTGAGTGTCATCGTCCAGTCTGAAGTTCAGGCCGTGACAGCAGCGACAACCATCGACACCATGCTCGTGGACAATGTACTTTCTGCCCAATGGCTCGTTCGGGTTTCTCTGGACTCAGCTCCTGAGAGAGTCAAAAGCTTTGTGGTCCATGCTCATCACAATGGTTCAGGGGCCGCTGATGCGACAGCCGTTGACCGAGCTGTGTATGCAAGGCTGAGAAATGGTCTTCCCTTCCCAGTCATCATTAATGTGGACGTTTCTGGTGCAGGTACTGCTCAAGAGTTCAGACTTCGAGTCTCTGCCCCTGCAGCTGTCACAGTGAACGTTGCACGTCTTGCGGTTGTGGATCAGTAATGGCTACCGTCGACCTGGAAAACTCCTTTGAGTATTTCGCCGGACTTGTCCAGGTCGATGCAGATTCGCGCATCTTTGGCACTTTCGCAGGAAGTGGTGCACCGGATGGAGTGGCTCCTGTGGGGTCGCTCTATTATGATATCGACAATCAAAAGGCATACCGCTTTGTCGGCCCTGGGTCATCAGACTGGCAACTCCAGGCTAGTCCCAAGACCATTGCCCTGCCCTACTCCAGAGTCAACGAATCGGGCCTTGGATCAGTCTTTCTCAAGTCAGGAGAAACAACCCTCCTTGGATGGCCAGTCCCGTTTGAATCGACTCTTCAAAGCATTGGGGCTCTGGCAAATACTACGGTCGATGCAATGCTTAAGGTGATAAAAAACGATGATGAAAACAATCCAATCTATGAAGCAATGTTCAATAACACCGACGCTATCAACAATGATGGTCTTTCTGTACCAGTGGTTCAAGGCGATCGCATTAAGCTTAAGCTCCAGTTCATGGGTGAAGATATTCAAAATGAGTACACAGATGATGTAGATACTGTCTATCTTTTTAAAGTCAGAAACACAGACACATTAACTGACCGAATCATCACGAATGAATCCGATCCTCAAGGCAACGGAGGACAGTTAAAAAGTGGGGCTTTCTTTTCCTCTGGTACGGGGCCGTTTGGTCAAAATTGTCTTCAGCTCGACGGAAACAATGACTACGTCTACATCACGCACCAGAGAGATTACAATTTCCAGGTAGGTACTATCGAACTTTGGTTTTTCGCAGACAATACCAATGGATTACAATCAATTATTTGCAAAGATCATATCAACTTCGGGACAGGAGGACACTTTCACCTGTTCCTCGACGGGGATGACTTAAGAATTCGTTCCCAAACAACTTTCAATTCTCTTGATCAGAGAATTGCGAACATTGTGGACGACGACGTCTGGCACCATGTCGCTGTTGTTTTTGGTACGGGTGGAGGACTTAAAGTTTTCTTTAATGGTGTTCTTGAGTATCAGAACGGCGGTTGGACACAGGGATTCAATGGTAACCGAGAACCCCTCCTCATTGGGGCAGACGCAACTGGAAGCCAACCAAGTTACGACTCTAATCGTGGTAACGAATTTGATGGACGCATCTCGAACCTTCGACTCTCGAACATCAGACGTTATGAGAACAATTTCACTGTCCCTACAGGTTCCTTCGTAAACGATACAAACACCGTAGGACTCTGGAAATTTGAAGAATCGGGCGGGACTTTCGCACCTGATGACAGCGCAACAAAACCAGAAGCTATGATTCAGTTCACAAACTCAAACTCTCCAGAGATTGTAAGTTCTCCTGTTAAGTTTGGGACAAGCGCAATCGAGCTGAACGTCAACACAAACAGTTCTTGGCTCAATATTCCTCATCACCCACAATTGCAGAGTACAGCGTGGACCTTTGAGCTTTGGTATTACAACCAAGATGGCGGCTCTGACACTTTGATGGAAAGAGGTACTGGCTCAGAAGAGGGTAGAGTCAGAGTAAGAAAACTAGAAAACGAGAATATAGAAGTTCAGTATTATGGCATAAATTCTGAGTTGACTACGTTGCTCACAACGAACAACTCCATACCTATGAATGAGTTCATACACATCTCTGTTACCGCTACAGCGACACAACTTACAATTTACTTAAACGGACTGGAAGCAGTCTCAACAGCTTTGGGAGCAAACTATGTAAACGGCTGGCTCAACATGACAGATGATATCTTTCTGGGGGCACGTCCGAACTTTTCAGACGCTCTGGATTTTACAGCCGACGAGATTCGTTTCTCGAATGTTGCGCGGATGTATGGTGGCGGGGATCCAAACTTGACTGAAGTGAATGCTATCCTGACTTTCGGAGGTGCTTGATGTCTCTGCTTGTCACATTGACCCAACCGGGATCACAGAGCTTCGTGCTCTCAAACGGGCAGACAATCAACCTGGCTTTTGGCCCCACCGTGGACCTTCAAGAGCTGGCTTCGATTGATGTGATTCGCTCGAGCCCAAGTATCCGAAGTGCTGTGTTCACCGGCCAGATGAATGTGAGTGACGGTACGCAGATTCTCTCTGGGGAAGCTGCGTACAACCAACTTCTCGGAATCACCCTTGATGACTCTCCACGAGACCTGAACGGGAACAGACAGACCTCGGAAATCTATGGTTTTGAAGGCCGTCAATTCAACTACCGGATGGCTCAGTTCACAACGTCCAAAACAGAGGTCCACAATTGTGACAGGTTAGGTAGAGACCGAGGCGATTTTGCTGTCTCACTCTGGAAAGTGGACGGCAAGGACGCAGAGAACAAGGATATTCTCGTTCCGGCGATTCCCTCAGAGGCAACAAGAACAAAGGCCCTTCTTTCTCCAGATTACAAATTCGACATCGTGTCTGGGACTTTCTGGAGTGTGGCGAACATCACAAACGACGTTTATGCCTATGTAATCGGAGCTCCTCAGGCCGAAGTTGCTAGGTTGGCCCTCGGAGGACTTCCTGAGTCGGTTTTGCCTGGGCCTTTCGAAAGGCTTTCCAATGCCAATCTGAAGTTCATCAGGAATGGGGACTTCCTGAACGTGGATGGTCGCAACACGACGACCGTAGGTCCCAATGACGGACTAGGTCCTTTCAGGCTTCTGTACACACAACTTGAATTCTTGATACAACACGACCCAGGGCAGGAAATTGAATTCCAGATTGGAATCGAGCATTATGTTTGAACGGTTCTCACGTATACAGCAGGAGAGATAGAAATGGCTAAGAAGAAACTCAGGTGTTTGGGTGCTAAGCGAACAAAGGGGCCAGTCATTGTGAACTTGGGCACTTCCAAAAAAGCCAGCTACAAGAAATATGTTGCTGGAGAAGAGTTTGAAGTGGAAGACCATATGATTGGGACTTTCATCGGTCCAGACAGTCCTTACAAAGAGGCTTTTGTTGATCCCGCTGTTGAGAAGGCTGCAAAGAAGAAAGACAAGGTTGGCCCATCAGATGAAGCGAAGGCCCTCTGATAATGGCCTTGATTCTGCTCGCTGAAACAAAAGACTACTTAGGCATCGATTCCTCGGTGACAGACCAGGACGCGAGCCTTCAGGTCTTCATTGACGCTGTGGACACGCAGATAAAGCGGTACGTCCGGCGTAACATCGAGCAGTTTTCAGACACCGTTTTTTTGAACGGACAACAACAAGCCAGAATCCTCCTTGGGCATTACCCGCTCACAGCGGTTTCACTCCTCGAGGTTGATTCTGACAATGACTTTACAAGCCCTGAGACCATTGACCCCCAAGACTTCATCTTTGAAGAGGCGGGAATTATTGCTCTAAAAAACAGCGTTTTTCCCTACGGTGTTGAAAACGTCAAAGTTACCTTCACTGCAGGATTCAACCCTGTTCCAAGTGATATCAAGCTTGCAGCGTTCATGATGGTAGAACTCTACTATCTGAACCGGTCACAGCGAAATGTGAACAAGGCTAGCAAATCAAAGCAGGGCGAGTCAGTAACCTATCAGAAGGGCATGCCCGAAGAGGTCATACAACTTCTGGCTCCTTATGTGCGTGAGGACTGGAACGTAGGCGTACAAAGGAATGTTTGATGCCCATCAAAACCAATGCGCCCAAGCTCATCACAGACATTAAAGCTCGTCTGAAAAAGAAGACTCAGCCAAACCCTGTCCAGCTCAAACGGATAGGGCTTTTACTCGAGCTGCAAATTAAGAAGAATGTGAGAAGACCGCCCGGTGGAGGCAGAGACCTCATCGAGACAGGGGCCTTGTTCAACTCCATTCGTCATCAGGTCGCCCGGTCCCGAAACAGTGCGACAATCCGGGCAGGGTCCTACGGGATTCCCTACGCAGCCATCCACGAGTTTGGGGCCGACAACCAAATGGTCAATGTGAAGGCCCACGAGCGAACAATCGGAGGGGCTCCTTTCCCTGTCAGAGCTCACACGAGACTTATCAATGTTGCAGCAAGGCCTTACATCAGGCCCGCTGTCGGACAACTCAGGTCTCGAATTATAGAAATCCTGGGAGGTGAAAGATGAGTTCAAAGAAGGCTGACCTGTTTGAAGCGCTAGTCACACGACTCAGAACTTTATCCTGGGCCCAAACCGTTGAGTGGGAAATCATCAGACCCCACACAGAATTTCAGGCAAATGAATATCCAGCGGTTCAAGTTTTTGACACCGGGGAAGTCATCGAACATCAGACGACGAAAATCCAAGGACAGGAAAACATCGTCATAGAGGTCGCCTTCATGAGGGAAACAGGGAGTGTCGTCAATCAACGCACACTCCTCGAGCGAATCGAGGAAATCGAGACACTCGTTGGAACCCCACCCCTCAATCTGGGCGTGCCTGGTGTGATTCACTTACTGTACGTTGCGAATGCTACGGATCTTCATATGATAGAAACAGAGCACTACCGCGCACAGCTTACGTTTCAGGTTATAATGAGGCGAGATTTTGTGAACTGTTAAGGAACAGTGCATGACGCACACAGACTGCTAGGGAGATGGCCATGCCAGCTTGTAAGAATTTCAAGACGATTTATGAATCAGGGGCTGATGCCATCTCTTTGGATCAGCAATTTTTCCTGAAGCTCGAGACTCAGAAGGGTGTTTTCGCAACTCCCACTGACACCGACTTCCTCTTCACTTTGCCTGGTGGCTCCATCAGTGCTCAGCAACCCATTGAGATTTCGCCTCACCGCTCCCAACGTCATGCGAACAACATCATCAAAAAGAAGAAAGTCACTGAATGGTCTTTCCCGACCTATTTCAACGTGGACTCTGATGCAGTGTCTGCGGCCGCGGCCATCGACCCTGCGATGCGACTCCTTCTGACAAACTGGCTTGGCCGCGAAGTTGTTGGTACAGACTTGCAGTATGACGCCCTGGTACCACCTGCTTCGACGTTTTCCCTCGTCCAGAATCTGGATCAATTTGGGGAACAGGCAGTGGGCTGTTTCGTAGAAGAATGTACTATAAACGGTCCCGGCGACGGAGAGGCGACTTTGGACTGGTCGGGTGCAGGCAAAGACACAATCCGAGTGGGAATCTCGAGG